CTGGCGGGGCCGGTGAGGGCTGTTTCTCTGTTTACTGTAACGCCCGCGCCTGTGGTGAATCCAAAACCGCCGAACAGTCCCCAACCGTCATTGGGCAGGGGCAACCCGTCAAGGTTGCGCTGCTCCACATTTGCGGGCTTTGTTTCCGGGAAAAGTATGTTTCGGATAGTGTGATACCACATATTGGGCTGGTTGCCCAAAATTGCGGCCAAACCGCCAAAAACCGTTTAACCGCCGTTAAGTTTCGATTTTAATAACCACAGCCTGCGACCTTGCGCCGGAATGAAAGCGGGATTGCGCCGATTGGAACGACGCTAAGGTGAGAAAACGGTTCCCGCCCGTTTGGGTAAATAACTCTGCCTCCACCGCGCACCATGCCTTTTCAGCGTTGCCGGTTTGCTGATACAGGCAGGCGTAACGCTCAAAATAATTTGAGGGGATAACAAGCGAGCGTTCGCGCTGAAGTTCAAAGTCTTTGTCAATCATTTTAAAAAATCAAACGAATCAAAAAAAACAAAATTCCAAGCGGTATTGATGCTCCAACACCTAAACAAATGCCAGCCCAAAAAAAAGCAAAAGCGTTTGTAAAATATGATTTTTTACCAAACCCGCTTTCGGTACGATACATAAAACAGAACCGCCGGTAAATAATGTTTTCTTTGTCAATCATTTATTGCAATATGAATCAAGTAAACATTCCAAAATGTGGCCTACATAAGCCCCCGTGAAAACGCTTCCAATGACTACAAACGCCCAAAACACAAAACACACCGCAACCGCCAAAATGTACGTCACCCATTCCGGCAGGAAAGAAAAACTAACATACGGGAACCGGACGCGATGAAGTAAAACGCCAAAATACCTGCCGAAAAAAAGAACTTCGACAGATACGCCGGTTGAGAATTTTTGAGTTTGGATTTTCATTCCAAAACCTTTAAAATGCTTTCAAAACGGGCTTCATTGACTTTTAGCAGGTTGTAATGCTCCAAAATTACCGCTTTCGACAATTCCCATGTGTTGCGCACTAATTCGGGGTCGTCGGTAAAGTTGGGCAGCGCACATTGCCACTCATCCTTTCCGGCATAATTGGTAACACAAACGCCGCCCGCCATCGTCGCTTCAATCCAAGCAATATTGCTTTTGCAGTCGTTGAAAGCGTTTACCGTCAACGGTTTCCACATGAAATTAGTCTGCTTCTTTTTCAGGCTCAAAAAATACGCCAAAGGCGACATTTTGGCCTGAAAAGTCACATTGCCTTTGAACGGGTAGTCAGGCACATAGCCTGCGAACGTCCAATTATACTTGTCGTTATTGCGTTCAAACCAATCCACCGCGTCGCGATGCAACAGGTCGGATACCTGCTTGTCGTTGCCGCGCCACATCGCCGCCGAACTCCATTCTGCCGGTTTTTCTGGCAAGTCTTCGGGCAGCACGGCGTTTGGCATTACTTCGCACCTGCCCAAATCGCCGACGGCGTACCGTAGCGCGTCGGTGCTGCACCAAACCGCGTCCGCAAGGCTGTATATTTCGTCAATCACGCCCCGTCCAAAAGACAAGGCATCCAGAAAAAGAGGATGCCCCAAAGGAATTTTCCAGAGATTGTCGTCAATATCAAGGATGACTTTCAACCCTAACTCTTTGCACAGTTGCAAAAATTCGAGGCTCGCTTTTGAGTTTGGTCGGAATCTTACCACCACGTCGGCAGAGCGCAACAGGCGAACATCAACGCTTTCAGTTGCTTGGTGGATTTCGAGGTATTGCCCGTGCGTTTTGTCGAGTGCCGCGAACGGCTCTGAATTTCTCCACCACCCAACACCATCGAGACGAACGTCATCAATTACGATGACTTTGATTTTGCCAGATTGTCGTTTCATGTTCAAAATTTGTACCGACGGCGGGAATCGAACCCGCACGGCAACTGTCCGTTTTTAGGCAAACACCCCTAACCAAAAAGGTTTTAAACGATGCCGCCCTGTTGCCAAACTAAAAAGCGTCTGCCGTTGCGCCACGTCGGTATTTTATTTCATATAAGGCTGATAAAAAGCGAAATGAGGGATATTGCCGCTGCAATAATGCTCACCCATTCGCACCATTCGAGTTTTCGTTTCGATTCCATCTTATGCGGAAAAAAATATTTTCAAGTTTGTTTGTTTTGCCTCGTTTTTTGTCTTTCCACTTTTTAAGAACTTGCAATGCCAAATCAGCCCGCCTTTTTGCCGCGTCTTCTTTTTCAAGTGTTTTAGGGCGTTCTACAAACCGCTCATGCCAAATTTTCCAAGTCCTTGCGCTTGCCTTCATGGACGGAACACGAACGAACCCCGGAACGGTCAACTCTCCAAAAGGCGTTTTTACTCGCTGCTGCTTCCACTCTTGCCCACCTTGCGCGTAACGTTTCCCTTTCCCAATGTCTGTTTTTTTCATTGCTTTAACTGCTCGATTCGCTGTTTTGTGTTTTGAATTTCGCGCTCAAACTGTTCGCGCTCTCTCTTGTTTTCCCGCTTATATTCAACGTTGCTTTTGATTGCAAAAACGATTGCAAGAAAAGAAAGTAATGTTCCAATGGTTGGCAAAAAGTCCATTATACTTTATTTGTTTTTTCAAATACAATTCGCAACGCGGCTACAAATAAAGAAAAAACACCTCCCATGCCCGCAACTATGCCACGCGCTTCCGCTTGCCATTTGCCGGGGTTTATATGCCACTGCCCAAATGCTCCAAGTAAATAAATAAGGAAAAAAAGGACGAAAAAAATGCCCGTTGCCTCTAATAACACCTTGTTTTTCATATCTAAAAAGGAAAATAATACCCCTTGCTTTCGCCGTTTTCCCACAGGAGCGGCTTTTGCATATCGGGGCGGTGATTGATGCCTGAATAGTGTGTAATGAGGGATTTTCGGAGCATCCCCGGCGTTTTTGGCTTTGAGCCGCGATGCGCAAGCCATGAATGCCAAATTAAAACGTCGCCTTTTTTGGCATCACTCCATTTTCGAGCAGTGGTTTGAAATGGCGGTTCCCACTCTTGGTTGCCAATTACCCATTCTTTTAATTGTCTCCTTCCATCTTCTCTTATCTTTTCCTCAAAAACCTCATCCAAAAACCTTTCCGCCGTGCGAGGCCAGTTTGGGTCGTTCCTTTCGTGCGGCTCTAACAATTCCCGCACCTTCTTGCCGCGCATGACCGGCCATTTGTGGCTGCCCGGCACAAACTCGAAAACGCCGCTGTCGGGGTGTATGTCGTCAAGGGCAAACCAACAGGCCAAATAATGTCCGTTGACTTCGGGCGGGTTTAAGTAGTCGTCTTGGTGAAATGAACGCTCGGTTGATATCCAGTTGCAAAGGTTCAAAGACATCCCCATCGGCTCGCCGATTAGCACGTTTAGAATTTCCATCAACGGCGCATAAAGGCTCAAGTCTTTTATTTCGTCAACCTGCATATATGGAGTGCCGGTCGGGTAGCCGACGGGCGAATCTTTGCCGTTGTCGCGTTCGTAACGGGAAACGTAGGCGTCTATTAGGGCGGGCGGAATGAAGTTGCGAAGGATTAGGTAGCCGTTACGCTGCCAATCATGCTGAATTGAGCCGTGCGGGAATTGGTCAAAATCGGCAGTTGACCTATCCAGCCACGCCCGCTGCTCGTCGGGGATTTCTTCGCAAAGCGATTCAAATGTGATTTGTTTTGTCATTGCTGCCATCTGTCGTGCGGGTGAAGTGCGAAATATGGGTTGTCGAACATTTGGCCGAGGTCAACAGGCTCAATTTTAACGCCAAAGTTTTTGCCCGAATAATACCAAGCCAAAAATGCAAACGCGCTTTGGTCAAACCACGACCAACTCAAAACCAAGTCTTGCCAAGCATCAAAAAAACCCGCTATTGCTGGCCTATGTAGTGGGTATTTCCATGCAAAAATATTGCACGAATAAAGCGGCGCGTCTTCCGGCATTCCTTCGCTCAAATAGTATTCGTATTCCTCTTTTAATGGCTGTTTGCCGTATCGCGTTGTCACATACGGATTATCACTTGCCAGAATGTGGGCGATTTCTTCGCCGATTGTCTGCCGTTCGTGGTGTCGCTGTATGCGGATACCGTTCAAGTTTTCCGTCATTACTTTCACAAAGTCCGGGCTTTTCACTTCGATATTGCCGTCAATCCAGACAAAAACCTCGTATTCAGGCCAAACCCTGTGCGGCTGCAATTTGAAATACTTTGCTTGCAAGCGTGGCGGCAAATTGGGCAGTGGAAACGGGCTGTTCGCCTCGGTTATCACAATACGGTCGCATGGCACGGATTGCTCAACAAAAGGCTTTGGCTGCTCCATGTCGCCGAATATGGCTGTAACTACGGCTATTTTCATGGGACAACTGTTTTTAAAACCTCAATGTCTTCCAATTCGCCCGATTCGATTTCGTCCAAAACGATTTTGCAAGCGGTTTTGAAATCGGCAAACCACTGCGGAACGTGGACAAACTTCATCCCCGCTTCATCGGTTGTCAGGTGTAAATGCGCCTCGCTTTCGTGTGAGGTCAATAGTATTTGCGGGTAAATATTGAAAAAATCTTTTCCGGTTGGATAAAACTTGTAATCAGGCGGGAACAGGTCTTTGTATGTGTTTTCGACTATCCGCTCAATCGTTTCTGGCAAAAAGATATTGCCATCGTACATAAACGGCGCTCCCGCAAAGTTAACGCGGCCAAGCAACTCAACGCCCGGCGGGATTAGGCGCGAAAGATGATACCATAAGCCCAAATCGGCTATTTGCTGCATTTGGTCGAGCAGCGCGACTTTGATAAATGTTGATGCGTTCATTTTTTGTGTTTTGCTTGTTTCAAAAAATCCTGAACAACGGGGTGTAAATTTTCAATCTTGATATTTGACGGCTGCAAATCAATCACAACCGTAAACCCATTCCCGACCTTTTGGTCGGGGTCTTCAACGTGCGCCGGGTTGACATAAAACCCCAACGCCGCGCACATTTCCAAAAATGTCTCGCAAGTCCATCGGGTATGATGTTCGTCTGTTCCGGGGTCGGGTATCTCGCCCCGATGCCGGGCAAATAGCGTGTCAATGGGTGTTATCAACTTGTTCCGGTCACTTGGGTCTGCGTCGGGCTGCGGCACAATGATAAAAATGTACTTCCGGGCTATTCGCGCCCATTCTTTCAGCGCCTTGATAGGGTCGAAAAAGTGCTCAAGTACATGAGAAGAAATCACAAAGTCGAATGACTTGTCGGGGACGGGGATATCGTCTCCGGGCGCAACAATGTCAACGGGCAGGGCTTCGCCGCAAAGTCGTATTTCTTCTTTTTTGTAAATCGTGTCCATATCGCCCCACTTGTCGCAGTTCACAATGTCAAGGCCCCATTGGTTGTGGCGCGAGCCGCCAACTTCTAACCCTTTCATGCCATCGAGCAGTTGGTGGGCAAGTGCGGATTCGGGGAAAAATAGTCGCTTGTAGATTGGCATTATATTGTTATGAGTTCTGTTTCTTCATCAAAAAGGTAAGAGCCGCTAACAGGCTGCGAAATGCTTTGCAAATAAACATATAGCGCGTCCACCATCGCGGCAATGCCGTCTATCTTTTCGCCAGACTTTTGCTTGTTCGGTTTTATGTTGTCCTGACTGTCGCGGTCAAGGTGGATGTTCCGAAAGTTCCATCTCAAAATTGGGTTGTCGTCCAATTCAATGTCCCCAGACATTACCATCATTTCAATCCGCTTTGTCGGGTTTGACTGCCAAGCAAAGCGGGGCAAAACCTTTTCCATCGTTATCCCGTTCGCCGAAAGTTCAGCCGTCGTTTCCCATGCGTTCCATTCGTCATAGCCGATGCTCACAACGCGGCACTTTTCCTGCAAGTCATACACCGCCGATTTTACCGCCGAATAGTCCACAATGTTTCCAGCCGTCAAATTTATGAAGCCGCCCTCTGCCCATTCCCGGTAGGGCGCTACATCGTTGCGTCGGCTCACCGTTTCTTCGGGCAACCAGTACAGCACTTTGCAAATCACCTTTCTGTCGCCGTCGCCCGGTGCAAATATTGCAAGGGCTGTCAGGTCTGTTGTCGCCGCCAAGTCTAAGCCCAAAAACACATCGCGCCCGTAAAACTCGCTTATGTCAATTGGCCGCATCACGGCTTTAATGTTTTCTTCGGGTATCCAGACCTTCGGAGCGTCTAACCAAAGGTTGAAGTTTTTTGTCAGGACTTGCACCATTGTGCTGCTGCCCTTGTTCATCGCGTCTTGCACCTGTTCCCGTAAATACTGCACCGACGGCGTACTCCCTAAATTTGGGTTTGCCTTTTTCCACAACCGCTCGTCTTTCCAGTCGTCGCCTTCGTCAAGGGTAAAAATAAGAGAAAACAAATTGTCTTGCGCCCGCTCTCCCTTCAAAACCATTATCGCGTTTGACCGCTCAACCCGGTAACACGGCGCTTCCTTTTCAAATCCCGCCGTCGTTATTATCAACAAAAGCGGGTTGTCGCGGCTGCCCATGCCCGTTTGCATTACACCCTTTATTTCGTCGGTCTTGTGAGCGTGGTACTCATCTATCGTTGCGTTGTGCGGGTTTAGGCCGTCAAGCGTTCCCGCGTCTGCGCTAACTTTTTGGATAAAACTATCGGTCGGTTTGAACACAACAGAATTTGCCAAAACATCTATTTCCCGCCGCAACGCCGCCGAATCTGCTTTCAGGTATCGGCACATTTTTTTTACCGCCCGGAATACCATGTTTGCTTGGTCGCGGGTCGTCGCCGCCGTGTAAACTTGCGCCCCTTCTTCGCCTTCCAAAAATCCGGTGTAAATTTGGATGCCCGCCGCAAACTCCGACTTTCCAGCCTTTCGCGCCATTTCGAGGTAGCACTGTGTGAACCGTCGCTTTTTGTTTTCGTGCCGCCTCCACCCGAACAGCATCGCCAAAATAAATGCTTGGTTGTCTTGCAGGTTAAACCGCTTGCCACCAAGACTGCCGGACGTGTGCCGCAATATGGAAAAGAACTTTACCGCCCTGTCCGCCTCGTATTCGTCAAAGTAAAACGGAAAATCTGTTTTCTCTAAGTCCGCCAAATGTCGCTCAACGGCTAAGCGGGTCAACTCACAAACCAACTCGCCCCCCGATTGCACGTTTTTTATGTAGCGTTCGTATTGTTTCAATTTTCCCTTTTGCCGTTCAAAAATTCTTCCATCGGGTCTTTCTCGTCTTTCCCGCCCGGCATTTTGATTGCCATTGCCGAACGCGGGGTATAACCAAAGTCTTGCAAAATTCGCAGCATCAAAGCGAGCATTTCTTTTTCAATGGCAACTGCCGGGTTTTGCTTGGTTTGGCCGCTGCCTGTGTCGAATGTGATACCCTTTTCGTCCACCTCTTTGTGTGCTTTCCACCACGTTAGCCATGCGTTGCAATACCTTTCGAGCAGTTCTAAGTAGGTGTCTGACAGCATACCGTCGCGCTTTAACATGGTACAAAACAAGTTCCACTTTACAACCTGCTCCTTTGTGAAATAGCCCGGCGGTTTCGGTATCGCGTCAAGGACGGGAAATGTCAGCCTGTCGCGGTGTTTGGTCGCGTTGTACGTCCCCTCGGCTTTGTGTTTCTCGGTAGGCTTTGCGTTGTGACCACCCCTTCCCATATTTTTAGACTGGCTTAAAAATTAGTTTGTTTGCTGGAATCATGCAAGTGGGGT